CCAGATGCTGAACCAGAGCCTGAACCAGAGCCTGAACCAGAGCCTGAACCAGAGCCTGAACCAGAGCCTGAACCAGAGCCTGAACCAGAGCCTGAACCAGAGCCTGAACCAGAGCCTGGGCTTGACGATGACGACGGTCGTTTAAACCTTACAGATGACAGTACCCCTACTGATACTGGTCCAAATGAAGGAGACCCATGTGAAGCCGCTAATGGTGAAGCAGGGACTGTTAGGGACGGCATTTGTTTTCCAAACGTAGTTTTACCAGAGCAACAGCCAGAGCCAGAACCTGAACCTGAACCTGAACCAGAACCTGAACCTGAACCTGAGCTACAGCCGGGAGACCCTTGTAAAGTAGGTGACGTTGACGGTGAAATAGACGAAAACGGAACATGTATTCCTATAGGAGGAACTACTACTACCCCTTCGGTTGAAGAATGTAACGACCCTAATGCAACTGTAGCAGAGGACGGTAGTTGTGGCCCTTGTAAAGAAGGGTTTACTATAGACATTGAGACTGGCTTGTGTCTTGCAGACAGTGTTGAAAACACATGTCCTAATGGTGCTTCTGACTATCCTCTATGTACTGAGTGTGCGGACGGTTCTAGGCCAATGGATCACGAAGAAGGAAACTGTGGTTTACCAATAAGCATAGCCCCAGAACCAGAGCCATCACCAGAGCCATCACCAGAGCCTGAACCAGAGCCAGAGCCAGAACCTGAACCTGAACCTGAACCTGAAGAAGGAGGCTCCAGTGGCGGTGGTGGCGGCGGAGGCGGTGGTGGAAGCGGAGGAATGCTTACTGGAGTTCCAGACTGGCAACGACAACCGTTTGCTGCTGTAGAGTACAGAGCACCAACAAGAGCAATAGATGTTTTAAACCAGTTTGTTGAAAATGAAATCAAAAGCTCGCTAATACAAGAAGATAAGCCAAAAGGTCTTTTCTCTTAATTACCAAGGACTTTTAAATGACCTATTTAAATATAGTAAACAATGTACTACGTAGGATGCGTGAAGACGAAGTAACGTCTGTGCAAGAAAGCACCTATAGTAAAATGGTAGGGGACTTTGTAAATGACGCTAAGAGAATTGTAGAGGACTCTTGGGACTGGTCGGCGTTGCGTACTACATTAACAATTACAACGACTGCTGATGTTTTTAACTACGTACTAACTGGTAGTCAAAACAGGATTAAAGCCCTAAACGTCATTAACGACACTGCTAACTTGTTTATGGAGTACCAAACGGCAACATTCTTTGATGAAGCTTACTTGATTTCTGATGCTCGCAAGAGTGCCCCTAAGTACTACACGTACAACGGTGTTGACAGCGATGGTGACACTCAGATTGACATTTATCCAATTCCTGATAAAGAGTACACCATTCGTTTTAACTGTGTAAAAAGAACAGGTGACTTGTCTGCTAACGACGACCGGCTTACAATACCTAACATGCCCGTGTTGCACTTAGCTATTGCTTTGTTGGCTCGTGAACGTGGAGAAACTGGCGGTACGTCTGCTGCTGAGTACTTTAAGATTGCTGAAAACTATATGTCTGATGCTATTGCTTTAGACGCTCAGAAGCATCCAGAAGAAGTAATCTTCTACACCCCTTGAGGTAAACTATGGCACAACAACTTAACAGTATCAATCTTGTTGCACCAGCGTTTAAGGGAATCAATACAGAAGATTCTCCGTTGCAGCAAGACCCTTCGTTTGCAGAGATTGCAGATAACGCCGTAATCGACAAGCGTGGGCGCATTGCCGCACGTAAGGGTCATGACGTTGTTACAACAAACAAGACTGCACTAGGAACAGCCGCCCTCAGAGCACTTAAAGAGTTTAAAGACGACGCCGGAAATACCAAGGTTTTTTCTGTTGGTAACAATAAAATCTTAAGTGGTACTACAACCTTAGCTGACGAAACTCCCGGTAGTTATACAATTAACGCTGACAACTGGAAGATGGTCAACTTCAACGACAAGATCTATTTCTTTCAACGTAGCTTCCAACCTCTTGTGTACGATAACGCAGGAGGCTCTGTAGTCACGCTCAGTAGCGTTTCTGGTGCAGCAGGTGTTACTAGTGCTATGTACGGTAACGAAGTCCTAGCGGCCTATGGGAGGCTTTGGACGGCTGACTTTGGTGCTAATAAGTCTACTATCTATTGGACTGACCTTTTGATAGGTCATGACTGGGCTGGCGGTACTAGTGGTTCTATTGACATTTCTAAAGTATGGCCTGATGGTCATGACGAGATTGTAGCGCTGGCAGCACACAACGGTGCTTTGGTTATTTTTGGTAAACACAGTATTGTTGTTTATGAAGGTGCTGAAGCACCAGCTACAATGGCATTAGCAGATACTGTAGCAGGAGTTGGTTGTGTTGACAGAGACACTGTGCAGTACACAGGTACTGACGTGTTGTTTTTGTCACACACGGGGTTAAAAAGCTTTGGTAGAACAATACAAGAAAAGTCAATGCCTATGGCTAACTTGTCTAACAGCATTACTAAAGACATTATAAATCTGTTGCAAAACGAAGTTTCTTTTTATAGGACTGTTTATAGCCCAGAAGAAGGTTTTTATTTATTAACTTTTGTAGGTCAGGACGTAACCTATTGTTTTGACGTAAGGGGTACATTAGAAAACGGCTCTTATCGTGTTACTCGTTGGCCCGGCACTAGCTTTACGTCCTATGGTAGGCTTGAAAACGGTAAGTTGTACATAGGCACTACAGAAGGTATTAGCGAATACACGGGTTACAGCGACAACGGAACAAAGTACAGGTTTAAGTACTACAGTCCGGGGTTGACTTTTGGTGACCCGTCTATGTTAAAAAGAGTCAAGAAGATCAGGCCAACACTGGTAGGCGCTAATAGTGCTACGGTGTTTCTTAAGTGGGCCTATGACTTCGACACGTTCTACAGAACTGCAGAGTTTACTGTAGGAAACCAACAACCTGCTTTCTACAACGAGGGCGAGTTTAACGTGGCAGAGTTTACCGGTGGTGAACTAACGTCACGTAGAGCAGTCAACGCTACAGGCGGTGGCGGAGTTATCAACATAGGTCTGGAGGCAGACATTAATGGTTTTGCATTGTCTCTTCAAGAAATTAACGTATTAGTTTTAAAGGGTAAAGTACTATGAGCAACTACAGTAAAACTACTGACTTTGCCGCTAAGGACAGTCTACCTTCTGGAGACAGCGGTAAAATCATAAAAGGCGCTGAGTTTGAGACGGAGTTTGACGCTATCTCTACAGCTATTGCTACGAAGGCAGACACAGCATCACCAACATTCACAGGGACAGTAACAATACCTGCATTGACATTTAACGGTACGCTGTCAACAGGAACTATTGACGGAGGTACATACTAATGCCAGATTTTTTAGCAGAACTTTTAGGTTTAGGCGGTGGCGCTGCTTTATTAAAAGAAGCATACGATAAACTAGGCGAAACCGGACAAGAAGCTTTTGAACGCTTTGGGCAGGGGTACACTGATCCTGAAACAGGGGAGTTTACTCCGGGCCTTGCTAGTGAATTATCAGGAATGCTGGAGTTTCAGCCGTACACGGTTACTTCGGCCACTGGTGGTCAATTCGGCATGGCTACTGACCCAACTACAGGTCAGATGCAGTACAACCTTTCGTTGTCTCCTGAAGAGCAAGCTCTGCAACAACAGCTTCTACAACAAGCTCAAAGTTTTTACGGTCAGGCTGCAACACCTTCTGCAGAACTAGAGGAGAACGTGCTTAACCGAATGCGTGAACTTCGTGCGCCAGCAGAAGAACAAGCCAGAGCAGACCTAGAGCAACGTCTAGCAGCACAAGGACGCTTAGGCACACGCACGAGCATGTTTGGTGGTACTCCAGAACAACTTGCGATGGCTAAAGCACAGCAACAGGGAGAGTCTGCAGACATCTTACGTGCAATGGAGTTTGCAAGAGCAGACCAAGATCGACAACAACGACTTGGCTCAGGTATGCTAGAGGCTTCTTACTTGCCACAAGGTCAGTTGTTAGCTGCGTTACAGCCGGGAATGACTACAGCAGAACGTCAGCGTCAGTCGGTGTCTGAACAAGCACAGACTTACGGTGAAACTTATGCTTCAGCTATAAACGCACTACTTTCTGCAGCACAAGGCCAAGCAGGTTTGTATGGGAACTTAGGCTCTGGTGTAACTACTGCAGCGGCTAAAGGCCTCTTTGCTATCTAATAAGGGAGAATAGAAATGGCACAGATATCATCAACAGTACTCCAAGGACTAGCACAACCGTCCTTTGGTGGAGGCATGTTTGAGCTAGGTTCTGCCCTTGGTGGAATACCGGCACAACGTAAAGAAAAACAAAAGCAAGAGAAGTTTAACGAGATTATGAAACTAGGTCAAGCCGCAATGGCTCAGAATGATCCTGTTAACTTGTCTCGTGTTTCACAACAACTAGCTGCTCTAGGTTACACCAAAGAAGCACAACAGTTTTCTGCTGCGGCACAACAAGCAGAACAAAAAATGAAACAAACAGAAGGCGCACAAGGACTTATGTCTGCTATTTCTGGTGAAACGGGTTTTACTCCTGAAGTAGAACAAAGTCTTATTGTTTCTGGTGTTACTCCTAGTCAAATTCTTGCAGGTAAAGAGGAAAGAAGATCTCAAGAAGCAAGAAAAAATGAAAAAGGCGCACTAGGTTCTTTGTCGTCTGCTGCTTTAATTAAGGCCGCTAAAAATAAAGACCCAGTAAGTTCTGAAGCTTACGTTAGGTCTTTGATTGATACGCAAGATGTTACAGGGTTAAGAGAATTTTTAAGTAAAGAAAAAGATGTTGGTGGAAGTAAGGCAGCTCCTGCTATTCGTTCTATTTTTAATGAAAAAAAAGGCTACCACGAAGACGTTGCTGTTTATCGAGACGATGAGGGTGACATAGTAACACAAACAATAGGTAGGAGCGAAGTAAAGGAAGAAGATCCTCGTGACACGGGTTTACGAACTGCTTCGGGTCTTAAACTTTTTGATGCTGCGGTAAACGAGGCTCGTAAAGCTTCTCAAGAAACCGCTGAACTTAGAGAAATAGTAAGACAAGCTGAAGATTTGGCAGGAGTACCTTTAGGCGGTTTACCCGGTAAGGCTAGAGACTTTGTAATTTCTGATGTTGCTGGTTTAGCTGACCAATACAGTTATTTAAGAACTCAATTAAATAAACAACAAATGAAGTCGGCTATTGCTTTACTACCTCGTGGCCCTGCTTCGGACAGAGACGTTGCTTTGGCTTTAAACGCCTCTCCTAACTTGAACGACTATACCGCAGAAGAACGCATAAGTATTTTAAGAGGGATGGTAAAGCTTCAAGAAGCACAAGAAAGATATTTACAAGAACGCAGAGCTTACATGACACAAACAGGTGATCCTATAGGACTTGGTTACGAGGAGTACTCGCAAGCTATGGGTTTAAGCGAGCAAAGAATTGCTTTTGAGCAAGATTATTCTGCACAAGTGAATACTCTTAAAGAACTGCTAAGAGCGTTGCCTGAAGATTCAGTAGCGGCTGAACAAGCCTTAGAAGTAATAAGACAAGAAGAAAGTAGTTTTATAAAAGAAGGGAAACTTCCTGCAAGCTACTTGTCAATGCTTGAAAACGAAGATAGCGCGGTACAGCAGTGGAAAAAAGTTAAACAATCTAACGACATTCCTATTTCACTTCTTTAAGGAGAGTCAACGTGGCTTTACGAGACATATACATTAGGGACGAAGAAACGCCCACACAAGAAACAACGGTTACTGACCCTTCTTTAGACGAATTTAGAATGCTTGTTCGTCAGAGGCTAGAAGAGGCCGCAGACCAGACAGAAATTCAAAACCTAGAAAAATCTGATTCGTACGTACGTGAAACAGGATGGACAGATGAGGACTCCGTACTAGCTGCTCAACGGTTTTTTTCAAGTGCTGCATTAGGCTGGGGCGATGAGGCTGTTATCTGGACAAGTTCTTTATTAGACTCAGATGAAGAAAACTCAACTCAAGAATTGTACAACAAAAGAAAAAAAGAATACGACGAAAGACAACGGTCTTTTGCTGAGAGAAACCCAAAAGCAGCTATGGCAGCGGACATTGCAGGTGGGTTTTTAACCCCTGCTGTTGCTCTACGTGCAGGAACTACACTAGGCCGTGTTGGTCTTTCTGCCGCAGAAGGCGCTATTTACGGCGCTGGTGCTGCTGAAGAAGGTGAGAGAATGTCTGGGCTACAGTCAGGCGCTGCGTTTGGTGCTGGAGGTACTGCTGCTTTTACTCTCGCAGGTAAGGCAGGTTCTCAACTGTACCGACGTAGGGTTGACGGAGACTTAGTAGACATTGATGGAGATTTTGTTCCTTTAACACTAGCTTCTAGTAAACCTGACGGGGTTGAAGGAACTATACACACATTCTATAGGGACATTGTTGCCCCCTCTTTTGGAGGCAAGGGGGTTATTAGATCACAAGAACAAAAAATAATAGGCAAAGTAGACGACTTGCTTGAAAGCAAAAAAACTTTTGATAAACAGTTAAACGCCGGTTTAAAAGAAGCAGAACAAAAAAGCAAAGAAGCAATGACAGACGCCTTACAAAAAACAAGGGACGAGCTAAAGGAAAGTCAAGGGGTTGTCAGAGAGGCAGCAGGTAAAAAAGGAGCGTCTTTACAGAGTAAGCTTAGTGCTTTTCAATCTAAGAAGCCAGAAGAAATCGCCTCTAAAGCACTTAAGTTAACTAATGACGCTCTTGATTCGTCTAATCTCAACTTTAGACAAGAAGTGTACGCACGTTCTCTGCCAGCAGGGGCTACATTAGAAGACTTAGCACTTGTGTCTTCTAAGCAAACTCCGGGAGAAGCCGCTAAAGAAATAGACAAGCTTTGGAACCAAGTTGGTTATTCCATGATTAAAGGAAAAAACATTAGGTTCAAAAAGAATGAACTTGAGCAAGCTATTAAGGAGCGAATAGAAAAAAGCCCTTTCCTCCAAGTAGACGTAATAAGTACTGACCCTGTTATGAAAATATTTAATAGGGTCGTTGACGACGTTCAAGCTTTTAAAGATAAGAACAGTAGAATAACTGGAGAAAAGGCTTCTGAAATTCGTGCTGAGTTAGGTTCTTTAGCTTATAAAGCACCTAACGATCAAGTTAAGTTTTCTCTTTATGGTTTACAGAAGGAGTTAGACGAGATTATTAAGAGTCAGTTAACCCCTAAGCAACTTAAAGCTTTTAACCGTGAAAGTGACAAGTGGAAAACTACCGTTATTCTTCGTGACGCTATTGAAAAAACACAAACAGGGTCTAAGCGAGGTGCTTTTGATGTGAGTGACTGGATCTCCTCTGTAAGTCGTAATAACAAGTGGGATAATCGTTACGCAGCAGGGCCTCTTAATCAGAAGGCAAGAGAGCTTGAGGTAGATCACAAGGCTATTGAGAAGTCTATCGCAAGAAGAGCTAAAACTGTTGCTATGCAAAAAGCAAAAAACATAGAAAAAACTATTGTTGCTCATAACAAAGAATTAAAAAGTAAGTTAAGTAGGTTGACAACCGAAAATGACCAAAAGAAGTTACGCATTAGAAACAACCCACAATTTGCTGAAGACATTGCAAGAAACAGTAAGCAGATTGAACAAACAACTTCTGAAATAAAAGCAATAGAAAAGGAACTAAGTAAATTAAATCAGTTAAAGGCTTCTTCAAACCCCGGTTGGTTTTATACTATGGCTGCTAGTGGTACGCTAGGTGGTTTTATGGGAGGTTTTTTAGGCGCTGGAGCAGGTGTTGCAGGTGCGTACGCAGCAGGACAGCTTGGTGGGAGAGTGTTAGCTAAACCTAGTGTCCAAAAGGCAGTTGCTGGACAACTACCGTCTCAACAGAAGATTCAACAATTGATTGCTGCAGATAAAACAGGAAGGACTGTAGAGGCTCTTGAAAGGGCGGGAGGCACTATAGCTACTCGTGGAATGTTAACTCAATAAAAAAGGGGCCGAAGCCCCTGTAGTTTACAACTCGCAGTTATTGCCCGTACAAGCTAACTGCTGAGACCCTTCTGTCATGTCGGAGTTCTCAGAGATGTTCCAGTCAATCGTCTCTGGGAATTCCTCCTTTAGCTTCTTATAGGTCTCTAAGTCTATGGGTTCGTAAGGAGCCTGTTGGTACGTATGTTCGGAATAAGGGAGGAACGATACTCCACTAATCTTGTCGAACTTGTTGTACAACCATTGGCCTACCTCAAGGAATTCATCATCACGGTAGTAGCATGTCATGGACGGCTTGTGTTCACACCAAAAGTCCTGATAAATCTCCCATAGCTCAAGTTGTTCCATTGCACCCATTTCAGAGGCCACCACAGCCCCGTCAGGGGATTTTATAGGGAAGCTGAATACCTTAGTAGTGGGTGACATTA